GTTCCTTTGGTCAGGGTGGTCTTTGACACCACGCACCGCTGGAGTGGTTTGGTTTGAAACTCATGACGAATTAAAGTGTAGCCAACACCTTAACCGTTTCAAAGTCCTTCAAACCTGTTCCTGATTGCCCCTCTGAGAGCGGAGTCCAACCAAACAGCTCCAAAAGGCGCTGGCCAGAGGGTAGCTCAAAGTCCAAGTCCAACTTGTACTTATCAGCGTTTGCGACAAATTTAACAAAGTACTCAAAATTCGGATGCCGCTTACAGTTCTCCAATTTCATAATTGTATTAAGCGTCCAGTACTGTTTCGGTGGAATACTTAGCTTCGAAGGTAAACCACGTTCTGCATATATGATTCGGTTTAACATTCGAACGGTACTCATTATAGCGAGGTAGCCATCCTCAGCGTAGAAGTGCCGTTGCAAGTACGAAAACCTTCCTCGTTCTTCGCTTGATTTATCCTCATTAAACACAAGTCCAAAACGGTCAAACGTACTCTTGTAAATGTCTTTTAATGAACTCGTCGCCAACGTTAGTCCATCATCTCCATTCTGAAACACCATAGCAGGATCAGGATAGGAGCCAGTCGAATATTTGATGCAAACGTATTGTAACGCCCTCAGCAGTAATGTCTCGATGAGGTTTGTGAGCGCTACACCGCTAGGTAAACCATGACGACCTTTCAATATACCAGACGGAGTTACCAGTTCCCCGTTACTGTAGTACTCTAATGTACTCTCTATATGCTTTGGATGCATATGTACAATGGACGAAATCATCTCTAGACCCATGCGTTGGAGGTATTCGCGAAACGTAGCATCACATGCACTAAGATCCATCGAGAGTGCAAGTAAGTCGTCTTTCGCAACCCTTTGAATAGCTTTCTCCAACGGGTCAATGCCCATCAAATGCTCATATCCGGGACGAGATGCCGCATGGTCCAGACAAACGTGAGCTACGGAAAGGTTGGCAAACGTTTCTGCGTGGTCAGCTCCCCACACAGGCCGCTGTTTGGCATCCTCTGGGCTTGGACCACCAGGTTGGACGCGACGAAACAGCACGAAGGGGTATAACTTCGCCCTTTTACCGTCTACAATTAGTTGCGCTCGACGCAGACAATAGCCAAGCTCGGGCCCTGCTGTATCCCATTCGGATTTCATGCTTGGTAAGCCTAGGTTAGTGTTCTTGCGCGACCGTTCGAACGTTTGAGATATAGAGTAAGGTGTCAATTTGTTGTAAATTTGTAGATCAGAAACTACTCTTGCGATAGCATCAAGTAAATCATTATGATGATTGCCAAGATCAGCATCACGAACAGAAGGTCCGTAATAACGAGTAACAGCGGAATCCCACTTAGCATAAGGCCTCACAAAGTATGGACCAAATTTTGTTAGCTCACTACCCTCTAAAGGTAATAAGTGTTTCGGACAGTTGGACTGGAGATAGTCCCACCAATTCGAAAGGACGTCGAATGGATCTTGTCCACTGAAAAGTGGTGTGCGATGTCCGTCAAACTCTGCTTTCGCAAGCTGTCGAAGGTTCGCTTGCAGTTTCCCGAAACCTGGGAGCGCTGACAAAGCGGCGACAGAAGATACGTTAGTATCCATGTGATAGATT